AGCAGGTCAAAGTGTTGTTAGTCAACGCTTAGATCAAGAAGTTGCTAAGAGTATTGGTCAAGAGCCGGAAGAACTTAGCACAACACAGATAGCTGTTAGCGGAATTATCAGTGGACTCTTTGGTGGGGTAGAAGCTAAAGCTGCTGTTACTAAGTTTGGTAAGACTGGTAAAGAACAGCTTGCTGACTTGCTTAAGAAGTCTAAAGAGAAAACACCAACAGATCCAACTGCTCCACCTACTAAGATAGAAACAGCTTTGTTATCTCCTGTTGATGAGAACATGGACCTACTTGCTGAAGAGTTTATGAAGCAAGAGGGTGCTAAGATATTGGATGAGATATCCCCTGCTGCTGCTCTGGTAGAGCCAGCAATTCGTAGAGACTTATCACAAAGAGCTATTCGTGTAGCTTTGAATGTGATTGAGAACGATCCTACATACAAGGTTAAAGCAGGACAGAAGACCAGCACAGCCATTGCTGAGGTGTTCTCTGCTATGGACCAAGGTCTTATTGATGACACCTTGTTAGAGCAAGCCATTAGAAAAGAAGGACTGAGTCCTGAACAGTTTGCACAAGCTAACAGAGTGACAGTGACACAGGCTGCTCAAATCATGCAGCAATACTCTACGGCTTCTAAGGCTTTGAATCGTCTGCGTCAAATTGATCCAGATGTTGCTAAGCAAGTAGATGCTTTGTATGGTGCGCCTGATGAATATACATCCACCCTTGGCTACTTAGGTGGTGCATTCAACCGCCTTGAGAGAGAAAGTAAAGCTCTCATTGTCAGCGGTATTGGTACAACTGTTCGTAACGTAATGGGCAGTGGTATTGGTTTGACCTTTAACTCAGCAGCTTCTGTTATTGAAGGCTCGTTGATGACCATAGGAAAGACACTAGCACCAGAAGCTAAGGGTGCTAGACTTAACACCCTGAAGACAAGCATTGGTGACACCATTGAGAATGCCTTTGGCACATGGGGCTACTTGCGTAAGAATGATTTAGCCTCTGAAGTGACAGATGAGTTGCTCAAGCATAACCCATCCATTAGAAGCCACATCCTTTCTGCTATGCAAGAGAGTGATACAGACTTGTCTAAGGTGGCTCGTATGGCTAATGCATTGAATGTGGCACAGGACGCTTTCTTTAGGAAGGCCATCTTTGCTAACTCAGTGGAGAAGAAGCTTAAGGGTGTTGGCTTAGATATGTATCAGCTTATTGCTGATGGTAAAGTTATTCCTGCTGATATTCTTAAAGAAGCAGCAGATGAGACATTGAAAGCTACCTTCTCTTACACGCCTAAGATACCTAAGGGTGGTATTAAGACCTTTGAGGGTGGTGCTGAGGCTATGGGTAACTACTTTGTTAAGGCTGCAGAGGTTCCCGGTGGTAGCTTATTTGTTACCTTCCCTCGCTTCATGACCAATGCCATTGCATTCCAGTATCGCTATAGCCCATTAGGTGGTATCTCTGGTGCAGAGGACATTCTTAGAGGTTCTAAGATGTTAGCTAATGGTGATGAGACAGGTGCTGCTCTCATTAGAAAAGGTCAAGAGAACACAGCCAAGGGTATTGTAGGTACATCAGCATTGCTTGCTGCCATCGACTATCGTGAGAACAATCAGGATGTTGAATGGAACATGTGGAAAAGAGGTGATGGTACTACAGTGGACTTGCGTGGTGTTTTTCCGCTTGGTCCTTTGTTAGCTATGGCTGATGTATCGGTGAAACATAAGCGTGGCTTGTCTGCTAAGACTGGTGATGCCTTTGAAGCTGTCATTGGTATGAAGATGCCAGCAGGTACACAGAACCAATTCATGGATCAACTTATCTCTGCTCTTTCTTCGGAGAGAGATGTGGAGAAGTGGGCTGATAAGATGGGTAAAGTGATTGGTGATTTTGGTGCTAGGTTTGTATCACCATTCATCGTCAAAGACATCTTCAACCTTGTTGATTTGATTCGTGAAGGTGGCTCTGTTGCTAGAGATCCTAATGTACTTAAATCAGAGAAGCCAGCAGATAGAATGTTAGAAGCTGCAGGTAATAGAATTCAATCTAAGCTTCCTGTATTGAAGGAAGAACTACCTGAAACTATTCCCCGTGTTAGACAAGGACCAATATATAAAGAAGGTGAATTCTTTAATAACTTAGTTGGTGTTCGTATCACACCAGAGAAGACACCAGAAGAAACTGAACTGGTTTACCTTGGTATCGAAGCATATAAACTGTTTGGTCAGCCATCAGGTGATAAAGAATATGACAGAGCTTATGTAGAAGAAGCCAATCCATTAGTCATTGCTTCTATTCAAAGGGCAATGCTGAGTCCTCGCTATCAAGCCTTGCCAGAGATTGAGCAGAAGAAAGCTATTGAGAATGTAGTTAAGAACATTCTTCCAGTGGCTAGACAGCTCACTGATGCTAAGTTTATGAATGAAGATCTTGTTCGTGTGTACAAGATGAAGTTTAATAAGCTTCCTGAAGACACTCGTAAGATCATTAATAATAGATATTCCGCTGAGAATAATGGTAAGACATTGGAAGAAACCAATGACTACATGAGAGTACCTGAATATGCAGCTAAGATTAAAGATCTTCAGTTTGCTAAGGGTGGACTCCTTGCTGGAAAGATTGCCACAGCAGGAGCTAAAGGTGCTGTTACAGGAGGCACTGAGGGAATGTTAAACCTTATTAGAAAGGTTAAGAATCCTGAAGCTATTGTTGCTAATGAAATTAACAATGTTGTGGAAGATGCTTTAAATAAAGCAGACTTAACAACTAAAGCAATTCCTACTAAGCCTGTTGCTAAAACTAAGAGCACACCTAGTCCTGCTGTGTCTGAGCCTAAGCCAGTGGATGCTGAGATGGAGAAGCTGGTATCAGAAGCTGAAGCTTCTTTTACTCCACCACCTAAGATGGAGCCAGAGGTAGTTCCAGAAATTAAGACAGAGCTTCCAATGGAAGCCCCTTCTATTTACACTACACCAATTTCAAATACAAATTTAAATAAGCCCGGCTTTGGTGGCCCTACGCAGCAAATGAATGCTGATGGTATTTCTAATTTGCAAGTTAGAAAGGATACATTATCTAGCATCAAAGGTTTAAGACAAGAATCTTTTAATGCTATCAAAGACTCCCCTATGTTTGAAGGCATTGAGAGAGATGCCATAGCTGTAGCACAGGGTGACTATAGAATTAAAACAGGTAAAGAATTTAATCCTGATAATCCCGTAGATGTAGAAAACTTTGCTAAGTTTGCTAAAGGGTATCAAAAGAAATTAGACGATTTAAGAGAACAGTATAAAGATAGACCACCAGAGATATTAATCCACGGATCTGTTACAGAAAGAACACCTGCTAAAATTAAGCGTGGTTTCTTTGATCCTCAAACACTTGGGGATGATAAGATGCATATTGAACTTGATGTAGGTGCTACATCATTTACTAGAGATCTTAGACTTAATTATAGTAATCCAGCTTTTGGTGGTCCAGTAGCAAAAAACATTTCTTACACTGAAATACCTTATGCTGATTATTTATTTAGAAGAGTAGATCTTCCTTTAAATGCATATTATAAAAAGGATATGAACATTATAGCTCAGACTATTACAGGAGATCCTACAATAGCAAGACCAATGGGTCTACCAAGAAACTTAGGATATAGAGAAACTGAAGATGCTTTCGTTGAGAGTGAAAAACTTCAAATGAAAACTGACTTTGATAAAATTAAAAAACAATATGCTTCACTAGGATTACAAGAAAAAGTTACAAAACATTTTGATGTTAAGCTGTTTGAGATGGCAAATAAAGTAGACAAAGATGGCCTTACTTTAATTGATAATATCAAACAAGGTACTGAAAAAACTAAAGATGTTTATGAAGCTTACACTGCTGTAAAGAATTTATTTAAGAATGAATTTAGACACACTGGTGGAAAGGCAGCAACTAAGGCTGGGTTTTTACCTGTCACAGACAGTAATCAAACAGTAATTGCTGGATTAAATACCAGAGCTAGTACACGCAATGTAAATATCATTGATAACTTAGCACTATCTTTAGAAAGATCAGGAGCTACAGATAAAGCATTAGCTTTGCAACAACTTAGTAAGAATTTAAAAACTCTTCAGACAATTCCTAAATCTAAAGAAAGAGGATTTAGTGAACAAGATGTAGCTGATATGATTGATACGCAAACTAAAGCTGCTAATAATATTAGAGACTTAATCGGTAATGACTTTAAGATTGTTGACCCAGCCAACCCCAGTAACACCAAGAGAATTGGATTAGCTAGGGGTGGCCTCGCAAGCCGTAGGTAATACAACATAAGATAGTCTATCAAGAGGAACCTTGTAAAAAAGTTCACCTTGGTAGACATATTTATTCCTAGACTCTTTAACTTCTGAAGCTAACACAGCAGCAGCTTCGCAATGGAACAAGGCTGTTCCATCCTTATTAACAGAAAAGAAGTATGTTAACATGTCCTGTGTTAGAAGCTTCTTTTTTCTGTTAGGTACATTCAAATCTTCATAGGGAAACTCTACAGTTTTCCATGACAGTCTGACTTCTACCTCAGCATATCCCACCAACAAGTCATCTTTATACAGATGCAGATCAATCCCATACCTATCGGGATTATCTCTAGCTTCCATACCCCAAAAAGAAGAGACATAGTCTTTAACTACATCTCTTCCAAACTTGTCGTAGGTGTCGTGAAGTTCTTTATCGAACCGCTTGGTAGCCATTGAGTCTTTCAATGTTATCAAAGTAGCCACGATCAAATCCTCGTTGCCACTCCTTACCTGCCACAGATGATGGTTCATATTGATTGACCAACCATCCATGTCTGAAAGCTTTATAGCCTTGTTCAAATTGAATACGCAATGGTGCAGATCGTTCAGACTTGATTTGCATGTTATTCCCCTGTAGGTTTATCGCCTTTAATGAGTTCACCAATCTCTTCAAACTCACCAATATAGATACTAAGAAAAGGCAACTTGATTAGTATACCACTATAAGAAAACAATTTATCCTGTGGTCCACCATCATCAATGATGTGGCAGATGGTGTCATTGAATTCAATATCAAGTCCAATGCCCTGTCTTAGTTCTACAACAATCATGCTGCCTTACCCCATACATCATCCCAAGTACCAGTGGTAGCACCCTTGCTGTAATCTGTTACACGCTGCTCAAAGAAGTTTGTATGGCTAACACCAAGCATACCATCCACCCAAGGCAGAGGGTTCTTCTTGATCTTGTAGATGCCCTTCATCCCCATAGAGATGAGCCTACGATCTGCAATGTATCGGATGTATTGCTTCACTTCTTCTTTCGTAAGCTTCTCGACCTCGACCATTGAAAAAGCCAAATCCACAAACTGATCCTCCAGACCCACCATTTGATCTGCAATTTCCTTGATGCGATCCGAAGTGCTCTCATCTTTGTTGTGCTTAACATATTCACGATACACCTTAATCATGCCTTCAGCATGTTGAGTTTCGTCCACAATAGACCAAGCAATGATTTGGCCCAACCCTTTAAGCTTACCATTCCTTGCAAAGTTTAGCAACATTACAAAGCTAGAGAATAGCTGCATGCCCTCACCGAAAGCAGAGATGGCAGCAATCTTCTCAGCCATTGGTGCTGCACTAAGATTGTTAATGTAGTCATGCTTCTCCACCATCTCCCTGTATTCAAGGAACTCATTGTATGTAGACTCAGGCAAGCCCAAGGTTTCAATGAGGTGAGCATAGGCTGCTACATGCAGGGCTTCTCTACCTGCAAAGCCACTCATCATCATCCTCACCTCAGGTTGCTTGAACACTGGGATGTAGTGGTCATGATAGCCACTGCCAATGTCCAAGTCACCTTGTACAAAGAAGCGTAAGATCTTTGTTAGAAACTCTTGCTCATGTTTGCTCAGCTTCTTGTAGTCTTTAACATCCTCAGACATAGGCACTTCTGTATGAAGCCAATGGCTCTGCTCATGCTGCAGCCAAGCATCATAAGCCCAAGGATATTTAAAGGGTTTGAATGTTGTGCGCTCTTGCGTAATATCTAATTTAGTTTTTACCATATCATCCTTCACATGCTAAACAAGTTTCACCTTCTGCCACCTGCTTCAAATCAATATCGTCTTCAATACGCTGACGCTTGATCTGAGCACCTACTTTATCTGCCTTACGCACCTTCTCTGAACGAAGATAGTATAGGCTCTTAAGCCCACTCTTCCAAGCAAGGAAATGAATGGCATGTAGATATTTAATTGATACATTGGCAGGGAAGAACAAGTTGATGCTCTGTCCTTGGTCAATGTATTTCTGTCTGTCTGATGCAAGCTCAACCAACCAACGCTGATCAATCTCCATAGCAGTCTTAAACACTTCCTTCAATTGATCAGAGATGTCTAGGTGCTGTACAGATCCTTCGTTGCTGATGATGGATGCCCACACATCGTCATCGTCCATACCCAGTGCAGCAAGTTGTGCCTTTAAGAACCTATTCTTATAGACGAATGATCCACTAAGTGTGTCTTGTCTAAATACATTCGCTCTGTACGGCTCGACTGAAGGGCTAGTATTGCCCATGATAAGGCTGCTACTAGCGTTAGGGGCAATAGCAGTATGATGACTAAACCTTCTATTAATATTGCCGTGACCAGCATCGATACAACTACCACGCTGCTGCTCCAAGACAGAGTCAGCAAGTAAACACGAAGCATGAATGTGTTTAAAGATTTCATTGTTATAGCTCTTAGCCATCACACCATCGATGGCTACACCTTTCTTTTGTAAGAATGCATGGAAGCCTAGTGCTCCCACTCCGATGCTACGCTCCATCATTGCACTGTACTTAGCCCTAGCAATTGTTGATGGTGCTTTGTCGATGAAGTATTGCAAGACATTGTCTAACATTTCCATAACATCCAAGATGAACTGCTTATCATCTTTCCAGTCATCGTAGTATTCCAAGTTGAGAGAAGACAAGCAGCACACTGCTGTGCGTTTCTCGTTAGTTGGTAAGAAGATTTCTGTACATAAGTTGCTGCCATTAATCTTCAAGCCCTTCTCACTCAACCACTTAGGCATAGCCTTATTAGCTGTGTCAATGAACACTAGGTATGGTTCACCTGTCTGCATGCGTAGGTCCAGTATTTTCTGCCACAGATATTTAGCAGACACAGTCTCTACCACCTCACCATTAGAAGGATTCTTAAGCTGAAAGCTGTCATCAAAGTCAGGGTCTTTCATGGCCTTCTCAATGATGGTCATGAATTCATCAGTGATGTTGATGCCGTGATGCAGGTTTAGTGTGCGTACATTCTGATCACCTGTAGGCTTACGCATCTCCAAGAACTGGATGATGTCAGGGTGATGGATGTCTAGGTAGGCAGCATAGCTACCCCGTCTTGTGCGTCCTTGACGGTAGGCCAATGAACTAGCATCATAAATCTTAAGGTGGGGCATAACACCAGTAGACTTATCATCACCATTACGGATACCAACATGCACACCGACACCACCACCATACATGGATAGCCAGTTAGTTTCTGATAGGTTATCGACCAAGCCTTCTGCACTATCATCCATATAGTTAAGGAAGCAGCTAATAGGGAAACCACGCTTAGAGCGACCAAAAGATAGGATAGGCGTAGAGTAGCTAAGCCAGTGCTTACTACTGTAGTCATACAATCGCTGAGCATGCTCTTGACTTGACGCAAACGATTCCGAAACATAAGCAAATCTTTCTTGAGGACTAGCCTCTTCATCCTTCATGTAACTCTCTCTCAATCTCTGGATGCCTAGTTCATCGAACAAACTATCCCGAGACAGGTCAATGTTGACCTTAAACTTTGTCATATAAAATACCTTTGTTGTGGTGAAAAAAATGGGAGCAAAAGCTCCCGAAAGGAAAGGTAGTTATACCTCAGTTGACTTCTACTTGCTAGGTGCAAATAGAGATGGAAACAAGTTAGTTAGCACTGTCTTACATTGGTCTGCTACATCACGATGTTCTTTCTGTGTTGCCTTGTCGCAACGGATATCAACATAATGCATCCAACTTCTCAGTGTACCATTCATGTACATCCTGCTAGTGGTTAGTCCTTCAGGCAACACCTTCCGTGCTACCTCCTTGGCTATGCCCATGCCCAATGCAGCCTCATAGGACCGCTTTGCAGCCACCAAAACATCTGTCTGTAGCTCTTCCCACACCGCCATCAATTCACGGTCCTGAACGGCTATAGAGTTCTGTCTGTTCTTGTTGTCCTGTAGCCTCACCTCACTGGTTTCATAGCGTGAGGAAATGGCATAGCGTTGTGAGAATTCTTGGAAGCTAAAGCTACGATGTCGCAATATCTGTCGTGCAATGTCACGGGTTGTCGTAATTTCCATACACACATTTACCATCTCAAATGGACTCCAGTGTTTGTTGTCCATCAGATATTTCAACAGCTTGGGTGCTGTCTCAGGGTTGTCCTGATTCTCTGGGTTGCTCACCCTCGCCATGTACGCTATCAGGTGTTCCGCATTGGGTGTAGCCCAGATCAATGTCACCGACATATTTTTTCCCTTCTTGAATGCCGTTCTTAATGGCTGTCATTATACCTAAGCTAAGTAGGATGTCCCGTTCTTCATTTGTTAAATCAAATGTATAGGTGGCACTACCATCGTCATGTTCTTCTAACATTATTACATTCATTTCTTTTTCCTTTCTAGTTTCTCTTCTTCTGTCTTCACTTTATGACAGGGCTTACACATCACCTGCAAGTTCTCTATCTCACAGAAGATGCGGTTAATAAAATCATCCCAACTAACAAACCCCACCTTAGGGTCTACCACTGGTAACACATGATCTACCTGCACATCTGCTGCAACAAAGTGCTTCTTACACTTGGCACATTTGTAATGCATTGCCAACTTACCAGTCTTCTTGTTAGTCTTCCTGCCTACAAAAGCTTCTTTGAGTGCTTTATATTTAGGAGGCCAACGCCTAGACGCAGCACGAAGGGCAGAGGTGACGAAGCTTCTGAACCTAGAGTCAGTCCATTCACCACCATTCCTTTTTTTATTATCTACCAATTGGTGTATCTACTAGATGCGACATGTCAGCAGCATCGTAATGCACAAATAAATCCCTAGCTATAGCCAGTGCTTCGTCAATATCTAGAGCAACAAACTCAGAAAGATACTTATCGTATTCTCCCTCAGCTACATGCTCAACAACAAAGCCGTTGCTTGCTTCTCTAATGGTTACAGAATTAACTTTCATTCTAGTCCTTCAATATCCACGAAACAAAAGAGCACTTCTTGTGCATCCATTCGTTCCAACGAAGCAGTTAAGTTTTCAGTGATGGCTTCACTCAGCACCTCTTCATTTAGGTAGACATTGGGTAGGTCTTGAGGTTTAAAGAAAACCTTTAAGTGGATGTCAACAGCAATCATAATCGTTCCAGTCTTTCTTCTACCAGTCTAGCATAGCCAATGATGTCATGCCATGAGTCATGATACCAAGGATCACCATTAACAATGCGAGAGATTTTGTTACAGATGAGATCAAGGCTTTCCTTCATATCATCATCCATCTCTTTCCATTCAGCACCTGATCTGACAGATTCTTTTAAAGCTTGTGAAACTCTAGAGACATCTTCTTTGTAGTTGCCATACCTAACACCTCGTTGTATTAGTGTGTCATCTATGTTCATTGGATGCCTCCAACTGTCTTGGTGTCAATGGTGAAGTTGCCATCGCCAAAGCTGTCGTGGTCTGCGTTGTAAAAGAAGTCACCAACATCACCAAACATCTTACCGCAATACTCAACAAGCTTGTTAGCAAGTTGTTCATCTTCTTCCATATACTGTACAGTTGCTGCCAATATCGTAGCCATACCAATCAGGTTATTAATATCATCTTCACTGATAGTGAGTGGACCAAAGCCACTGACTAACACCTGAAAGTTGTTTTGATATTTACCATCTACAATAGTAGGACGCAGGATTAGTGCAATGTCGTTTGGTTTTAAGCTTGTGGAGGAGTCCATGTTTGTCCTTCATATCTTCGTAGAAAAAGAAGCTGAGCATTCTCTAACACACGCTCAGCATTACCCTCGTAAGCTTCCAACACTTTGTTGTATAGCTCTAGTTCATCTGTTGTGTCCCCAATTATCTTGGCTGCTTTCACTGGACCAACACGGAACAATCCTTTGATGTTATCAGCAGCATCACCTGTCAGCATCTGTGTATACAGCTTAACCACACCTTCTTCTGGTGTGATGTAGTAGCCTAGATGTTTAACAAAGTTGTAATGCCATCCGCATATCTGATCTAAGTCTTTGTCTAAAGACACAATGACACAATTGTCACCAAGCTTTGTAGCTTCAATGGCAATGGTGTCATCGGCTTCTTCACCTTCAGAAATGGTGGCTCCCCATTCCTTAACAAGATAGCTTCTAAGGAAAGCTAGATGCTTTGGCTTAGGCTTATCAACTCTGTTGCCTTTGTAAGGTACAGTGGTGGCTATCTCATATCGGAAGTTGTTCTTACCTGTTAGGTGCATGCTCCAACTATCCACGAAGCAATCAGGATATATGTTATCAACACCACACATGAGGACATCAACAATTAAACGATCCAGTGTTCGCTGTGCCGTTGCTTCGTCTTCGTCCTCACATGCGGATGCTGCCCGATAAGCGAATATATCGCTATCGAATAGAGCTTTCATTACTCAGCTTCTTTAACTTCTTCAACTGAAGCTGTCTTAGCTGCCTCAGCCGCTTGAAGTTGCTCCTGTCCTTGCTGTCGAATAACACCAATGGTGTCTGTAACAGCTTCAAAGGGAAGCTTAGCAAGTGCTGCCAATACTAAATTCAATTGGTCTAATGTTAATGTAATAGTGATGTTCATAATACGTCCTCATCATCTGCATCAATACCAGTTGCTGAAGCATACTCTACCAAGTCAGTGATGACTAGCTTCTTCAATGAAGGGCTAACACCTTTCTTGTTCTTGTATGTCCAAGAATAACTAGACACTAATGCCTTACCCTTACTACCGTTGCCAATGGCTTCAGTAATTTCATCATTGTCTGTATCAAAGACACGGATAGGCTTCTCTGATTTGCAAGTGATGTACTTGCCCATGTCAGCCTTCTTATCTTCACCAGTTTGAACACTGATACCCATATCTTCCAGTGCTTCAACAGCAGCATCAGATAGATTACACAAGTTCAACTGGAACTTACCAGACATGTCATTCACTTTGTTGTGTTGACACCAAAACACATCAGCTTTAATCTTGATGGCTTTCTTTTCTTCACTCATAATATTCTCCAATATAAAAACTCACTAGTAACGTCAGTGACATTCACGCCAGTTTCCACCGACTTTTCCTTCGGCATCTACTGGGCAACGGAAACCTAGAGCTTCACCTGCTTTGGTTGCTGCTTGCTCTATGAGCCTAGCTGCTTCCTCTGCTTGATCTTCTCGCACTTCCCATTGTGTTTCGTCATGAACAAACGCTAATAGTTTAGCATCTATTCCCTTCTCTTGCAACAGCTTTGTTGATTCAACAAGCCATTGTTTAGCTACGATAGCACCCGCACTTTGCAACAATGTGTTTAATGCTGCATGCTCAGACCTAACCCACACTCTCCTACCATCTAAGGCAGGGAGATGCCCCTTAGCCATGAGCCTAGATATCTTCTTCTTCAAGGCAGAAAGGCCGGGTGTGTTATTGATAAAACTATCAATAAGTTTCTTGCCTCTACTGCTGTTACCACCAACAATGCTTCCAGCTTTAGCTGCCCCTGCTCCATACAGCACACCATATGTCAGAGTTTTAGTAACATTCCTAGCCTTCTTATGCTCAGGATTGTTATCGTCCTTGATAGTACCCTTCTCCACCAAGCCAAAACTCTGTGCATTGAACCAGTGGATGTCTCCTTTAAGCAACTCATCCATCCATTCTTTGTCATTCAGGTAGTGGCCTAAGCAACGAAGCTCAATGCCTGACAGGTCTACACCCACCTGCTTGTACCCCTTAGGCACTGTCCATACCTCTCGGCATTCTGCTCCATAAGGATTACCAACAGCAGGGATCTGCGCCATATTAGGACTGCTGTGTGTCGCCCTTCCTGTAACTGCGCCATTAGTTGTCACTCTACCATGCACCCTGCCATCATCAGCCACCAGTTCTAACCAACTACTTATCTGAGCTACACGCTTTTGAATCATTAAGTACTCAGCTACAAGCTTAGCTTCTGGTAAGTCAATCTTCTCAAGCACAGCTTCGTCAACAATGATATTGCCTTTGTCTGTCTTCTTTGTGAAGACAACACCAAGCCCTGCCAATCGCTCAGCAATCTGCTGCCTACTACCAGAATTAAAGATAGTAATCTTATCCTTAAGCTGCTTGCCTGTCTTCTCAGAGAAGCGTTGCTCTACGATAGGAGGGAATACCTGCTGCATGCTCTCTTCAATGTCGGACATACGCCCACTGAGGGTTGCATGCAACGCCATAGCCTTAGGCATATCAAGCATGAAGCCATTGTCTTCCATGCCTCGGCAGATCAGTGCCACCGCATGCTCAAGCTTAATGCTCTGTAAAGAAAACTCTTCCTTAATCAACACTGTTGATAGGTGGCTGTACAGTTTCTCAAGCAGTAACACATCCTGCTCACAATAAGTAGCCATCTCTTGTGTCCACCCACCATCGAAGTTAGTGAAGCCAATCTTGTGACTGCCTAAGCGGTAGCCCCATGCCTCTAAGCTGTGGGGAGTGGGGGCTTTGCCTTGCTTAGGGAGCACTACCTCAATGTCAGGCTTGTACAGGCGTGACATCACCAGTGTATCCATCAGAGTGTTGTCAGGAATGCCAACACCCCATACCTTATTTAGTATGGGTGCATCAAAGCCAATGATGTTGTGGCCCACCACTTGCTCACCATCTAAGTATTGCTGCAAGCTGTCGGCTTCCCGCCAGTGTCTTATCTCACCAGTGGTGCTGTGCTTAGTAACACACAACCATATGGTGTCATGTTTTAGGTTTGTCTCTATGTCTAAGAAGATCATCGTCCTTGTCCTTATCATTTTGTCGGAGATTGTTAACATCTACCGACTGTTTGTAATCTTCTAATGAGTCTTTACCAAAGATGGCATTCCATCTAGTAGCCCACTCTTCATCAGCTATTGACTTGGGACGCTGAGTATGTCCCTTTCCTCCATCACTCATCGATATATTCCCACACTATTACAGGTGTGTCCTTTCCTATGTAAACATTCTCAATGTTGAAGTCGATGTATTCAAGGGCTTCATCTTTAGTCATACCATCTCTAATGACAAGTTGTTTTACCATCAGATAGATGTCATATACCAACACTTCAACACGCTCTTTACCATTCCATATAGAAGCTGTACCTATGATGGCACTATCAAATCCTTCCCACTTCTTCATAGCATCATCCCTTCCATAGCATCATCAATCTCAAACATTCTGCCAGTGTCTTTGTTATAAAGCAAGCTGCAAGCAGGACCAGTTTGTCCACTGTATCTGTTCTTCAACACCCTCACCTTGGTGGTGTTACGCTCAATGGGATCATCAGCCTGACCATTCCTCTCAAGCGATACCACCATGTCACTAAGCTGTGCAATGGCTGCACTACCCCTTAGCTGAGCTAAGCTAGTAGTTGCACCTTCTTCATGACCCTTGTCTGATGGACGCTTGAGGTGGCTAACAATGATGAGAGCAATGTTAGTTTCCTGCACAAGCATGCGAAGCTTGGTCATGATTTCATCAATGGCCTTACGCTCATCACCATTGTCCTGACTGGATACGATGATGGACAAGTGATCCAAGAACACATACTTACATCCCAATCCCTTAGCCATATACTTCACACGATTGACAATGTTCTCAATGGCTGTCGATCCAAAGTGATCAAAGAAGTACAAGCGTCCAGTGCCTAGTGTCTTTTCAAATGCGTCCTTGCGTATGGTGTCAGACACCATAGTTGTAGGTAGGTGCATAGGTAGATCAGCAGCTAGACTCATCATGGATAGGCTAGTCTTTCTCACACTCTCTTCCAAGAACATCAAGCCAATGCTGTCATCACAGTTCTGTAACAAGTGCCAAACAATTTCCCTTAGGGTTTGACTCTTACCTAGTCCACTACCTGCTGTGAATGTGACCAGTTCACCTGCTCTGATGCCATAGGTAATATCATTCAGCCCCTTCCAAGGATAGAAACAGTCTGCTGCTTCCATTGGTTTAGACACTAGCTCCCACAGCCCAGTGCCACTAACAATACCGTCAGGTATGAATGGCTCTGCTGCCCACCAACGGGCTACGAATGCAGCTTCTTTGCTTTCAGCAAGCCACTCACATGCATCCTTGTATGAGGGATCAGGTTTAAATATCTTGCACTTACTACCAAACAATTCAGCAACTTCCTTTGCTGCCTTCTGTCCCGCCTCATCACCATCAAAGCAAAGCACTACAGTTTCAAAGCTGTTGATGTATTCGTAGTTTGCTTTAGCGTCCTTCAATGCACTACCTGCACCTGTGCGTATAGACACTACAGGATATTTACTACCTGTCAATTGGTATGCAGCCAGTGCATCAAACTCACCCTCAGTGATGGTGAGATACTTGCCATTGGATGGGTACAGGTTCTGTCCGAACAGAGTACCCTTGCTCCACCCACCCACTGTCGTGAACTTCTTATCCTTCACCTCTCTACGCTTAGCTGCCACCAGTTGGGTGTTGCTGTCGTAATAGGGGAAGTAGTAATAGCCACCACTGCGAACAACACCATAGCGTTCCATTGTGGCTTTGTTGATGCGTCTGTCTGAAACAGACACACTAACACCTTCGTTGTAGTCTTTAAAGAAAGAGCTTGTGTCTTTCGTTTCTGTATCAACATCAATCACTTCAAGTCTTTCTTTGTTCATTGAGGGAATGTATGTATTACATACAAAACATTTGGTGGACATGTCATCGTTGATGGACAAGCCATCACTACTGCCACATGTCTCACAGGGTAGATGGGTTTTTAAGAATGTCATAGCCCTTGTAAGTTACTTTGTTGGTCTTTAATACTTGTTCGTATCCGTTAAACAGCTTAGTCATTCTAGCATCGTGTAAGCTGTGCAATCCAATTAATAAATTGGAAAGCTCATCTTCAGTAGGGTGCTTCTCTCTGTCCATCAATACCCACAGGATGGAATCAATGTCCTCCTTAGTTATCCATGCTGCCATGATGAGGTCTTCTAGTTCGTGTAGTTTCATTTGTTCTTTTCCTTTAATTTGTCTTCAAAGAATTCAAAAGCCAGCTCCTTATCAAAGTCACACAACTCATAAGCCTTTATGTAATCTTCTTCATCTAGCCCTACCCATGTGCGCTGACCCAAATGTGAAAATCTATCAACTTGAATTGTTGCTGAACCACTAGTTACACAAGTACAAATATTTGTAGTTCCAAGTTCCCATCGCTCATTACAGTTGTTGCATTTTCTATAAAACATTATTCTTATCCTTCAACTTGGCTTCAATGGCTCGGACAATTCTTATGCCTGACTCATTTGTCAGTGCTGTGTTATCTCTAAACCATTCCCAAATCTCCTCATCTGTCAGCCCTACCCATGTGCGTTGTGGTGGGGATGTGTACAAACCAACGTCACCTTCTTCTGGTTCAAGACCAAGATTTACACGCCAATCTTTAGCACCTGCATACGCATTACCACGCATTACTAGCAGTTCTGTGGTGCTGATCCACGCCACAGGCTGTGTCGCTTCCATCTCTTGCCCAAGTCTTTGCACCTCACGCATAGCATGTTCACGCAAGGCAGCTTGCCATCCTGCCCATGCCCAGTATGCAGGACTACCTTTTCTAAATGGACTAGTTATAGGGATGTCACTATCCCACCATTCATTGAAGTCTTTCATATCAACAACTTCATCTTGTGTCATGCTTGTCCCCTTGCTCTGATTAAATCTTCGTATTTACTCAAGCCTTCCCAAAACCCCTCTTCATATTCTGTTGATTGGTTACCTAGCAGAGCCACTTCTTTACGCAGGTTTGCACATGCCTCACGCTCATGCAAGATAGCCAACTTTATAAACTCAATAAGTTCAATTTCGTCTTCTTGTTTTGCCTTACGAATGATGTCTTCTCTGGTCATGCTTGTCCCCTTGCTCTAATGCGTTCAGGTATGTGGTGTTCAAGATGGTTTTGTATGCACCACTCAGCAATATCAGCACAGGCTTCACGCTCTAAATTGATAGCAGATTTTATAGCGTTAGCTTCCCAGTTGTAGGGCTGTCCCTTCATAGAGTTCTCACGTTCAATGCGAGCAAACTCATCGTCTTCATCCGTATGTATCATTTTGCAGCCTCCATATACAAACCCACATTACCCAGTGCATAACCAACAAAGGCTATGCCCAACCCAGTGCTTCCCTTGAGTAGCAGATCCACTGCCACCACTGTATAAACTACACCAACAACTGCGATAAGCCATGCACTCATTTGTCATCCTTCTTCATCACTTTAAACTCTTTAAGCACTCTCATTGTTGCTTTAATAAGTTCAGTGTCTTGAGTTGGTTCAGGCAAACTACTTTCCCACCGCAGTAAAAACTCTAGTTCTTCTGCAACCATAGCTTCAATTTGTTCTCTGTTTAATTCAGTCATATTAGTCCCATAGTCCTCTGTAATATTTACCAAACAACATGAAAGCTTTCTTCATCCTAGCTTCATGCACCTCTAGACCCGCATAGTCAACTTTAATCTTACCTATCTGTTCTTCTAGTCCTGCCTTCTTGTCCACAGCAGAATGATCATAAAATTTATCAGTTGAATTTTCATCCACCATTTCACCGAATGCCCATATCATTTCATCTAGCACCCAGT